CCCGCCGTTAGATTTAGTCGGATTACAAGGAATGCTAAAATATCGGATTAAAGCCTTGCCAGCTTTATCCTTTAATTTATCTTGAGGTAGGCCTAGGGCAACGCCTAACTTAGCAAGGCCCATAGGATACCCTAAATAGGCTCCATGTATCATCGTGCAATGCCATTGACGTAATGGAGTCGTATATCCGGCTTTGTTCAAGCATGTGATTTCAAACTGCGCGTTGTAAGCATGTTTAATGACATCCGGATTCTGTAAGTCTGCAAGCACCGCATCAGGTATTGTTTCACCCTGTGCTAGATCCACAACTTCAACCTGCCCAAAGTCATACGCATATGCGAATAGGAGGATTTCGAAATCCTCCGCTTCGACATATTTATATACACCTGCGCCGATGTCATTGGATGAGAATGTTTCAATATCAATGTTGAGATGGCGCATAATGGCCACCTATTACATTGGAAGGCCAGTAACAGGGTTGATAGTTGGAACAGCTTCAGCGCCACCGAATACATTTGCTGCGCTACCTTGAGGAGCTCCGAATACGGATGCAGCAGATGCCGGTTGGCCACCGCCAAGGGGTTCACCGTCACGTACCTTTTGTACAGGGCCTAAACCGGCGGAGATACCAGAGGATTGGTTGTTATAGAAATAAAAGTTAACCAATACATTGGCATACATGCCAGAATATACTTGGCCAGGTTCAGTAAGGGGTTGACCTTGAAGGTCGACCACTTCAGGCTTGAATTTCATGGATTGAGACGCGTTGAACACGTAATGACCTTTACATTCAGGGCCATATTCTTTACCACCTGGCGTGTAGCCATCGCCATCGTGTAGTGGTGTTTTAGGTTGAGCCGGAACTTTAGCGCCATGTTTCACACGAGCGTCAGCGATTGCGGCTCCAATAGCTTGAGTAATTGCTTGAACTTGTGCGGTGTCAGATTTAGGTACAAGGATCATAGCGCTATATTTGGCCTCACTAAAATTGTTAGGGTTAGCGTATGGTTCAAGTAAATGAACGAAAGATAAACGTACATTTTGTAAAAGAACTTCTGTTGGTCTGCATTGGAATGCCATAATTAGTTACCTCCATTGGTATTAAACACTTGCGCCGCACTAGGTTGGTTCGTGATACGTGGACGCTTATCCGTATCAACTACAAGAGTAGGTTTGCCCGGGTTCTTAACGACCTGGTCGCCTACGAGTTCATTAAATTCTTTCTTACCGATGGCCTTTTCGATTTGAGCCAAGGTAAGAACCTTACGTTCATAGAGGATAGATTCATCTACCCCGCCCTTGATAAGGGTTTGAATGGCAGTATCGCCATCTTGGAACGCTCTGGAGCCTCTTCCTTCTACTGCTTTCCAACCTGGCACCTCCGCACCGGCTAAGGATTCAGATAAAGCGTATTCCTTGATGTCCTTGTACCAGGATTCGATGTCTTTGCCATGTTCCAGGTATGTACCTAGTTCTTCAAGGCTAATCAGACGAGGGTCTTGGTTCGTGAACACGTGCATCGCATCGAAATGCTCACATCGTGTTCGACATTGAGCCTTCGCCCTACAGAACCCACACCAGGCACCAGCCTCAAATGTGTGGCCTTCCATTTCGTAGGCCTCCTTAGCCTTTGGCGCGACTACCTCCTCACCCCATTTACGGAGCTCATCGGAGGACATTTCAAACTCTGAAATGTTGTTAACACGAGGCTGTACAATAGTCATCTTGATAGTATTGAACTTATACAAGAGACTGTAATCGTGCATCGCACCGAGTGCGTATAACATCATCTGTGGATTGTGATCCGCATCAACTACAACACCTTTACCGTGCTTATAATCGATGATGTGGAGCGTATCACCGGCCAAGATGATACAGTCAGCCGTACCGAATCCTTCAGGTACATATTGGCTAAAGTCAACACGCTTTTCGATGACTACCACAGGAGCGACCTTGTAATTTAACATGATGGACTTGATATACTCAAGGTACACGTCTGTAGTTTCGTCCATTTCAGGCGCCCATAACTCATTCTTCTTGATTTTGTTATAGGCCCTGGTGTAGGTGCCTTTGGCCATTACCGTAGTGTATTTTTTCAGTTTCAATTCACATAGTTCATGTGCGAGGGTTCCTTCCTTTGCATATTCTGATGTAGTATCAGGGAAGGTCGCCTCTAATCGAGGCGCCCCCGTACAATGTAGCCACCTATGGGAACTTGATGCGCTTAGTAGCGCATGGCTAGCCATTAGATTCGAGCCCCCATGTTGCGAATATCTTGGATTAATTGAGGGTAGCTATTTTTAGGAACCTTTGTTAAATCCGATACACCATACTTTTGCATTAATCCGACGATTTCATTCGTACGGCCTGCATCCATGATAGGTATGAGCGCCACTTGAATTTCTTCTAATGTGTATTCCTTAACCGGTGCTACAGGTACAGCTGGTGTAGGCTGTGCTGGCGCTGGATCTGGATGTGTTGGCACTGGATCTGGATGTGTTGGCACTGGATCTGGATGTGTTGGCACTGGATCTGGATGTGCTTGTAACGGCGCAGATGTCGGTACCACAGGTGCTATTGGAGTAGGTTGAGCGACTGGAGCCACCGGTGGAGCTTGGACTGTGGCGGGTACCACAGGAGCTGTGGGCGGTTCTTCCGTCGTAGGTATATTACTGTAGCTGAGGAACAATTTAAGTTCTTCACAAAGGGATACATAGTTTTTTGCTTCAAAAGTGATTCTGATCATAAGGAACATCCTTTCTAGTTAATATCTAAATAATGCCGTGAAAGTGTAGCAGTAGGAGAATACAAACACCTATGATGATGAATAAGACTTGGCAAGCCCTAGTCACCCAGGTATCCATTTTATTAAGTCGCTCCGTAACAATCTTTTCACGTTTAGCTTGTTCCCGTAGAGACTTACGTACATCCCACGGACTAGGCGGAACGGTTTTATGCGCTTCAGGTGAAATCAACTGCTCTATTGCAGTATCTTTCACTATCCGTTTTCTTCTATTTTTCCGAGCCATTCGCAATACCACCTAAGATAATTTTTGACTAGGCTTAGTAAAGCCTGGTTTATCAATAAATTCCATAATCGCTCCGCATACGGCTTCTGCAAACTTGTGCGGATCATGGCTATGACCATGAGCGATTGATACAACTGCACTTGCGAGTAATGCGGCTAATACTGTTTTATCTCCTACTGTTGTGGCATAGTTGCACGTGCAGGCGCTCATGTCCTCAGCTAAGAACATATCGATGTTGAGCGTGAAGGGCTTAAACTTCTTCATAGTGACCTCCTAAATACGACGTTGCGCAGCAACTTCTTGTGTTAACTCGTCAACCAATCGTTCTAACTTGCTGATACGGCTTTGCGCATCCTTAGCCTCAGCGATGTAATCAGAACCTTTGCCCGTTTTAAAGGCGAGGTTGATAGTATACTGATTTTCAGCGCCTAATGTAGCACCTACGCCAATCATCAATCGTTCATTAGGTCTAGCGAATACACCAAGTGCTACGGCGTTGCTATTACGATAATGGCCGTAGCTAACTGCGTAGCTGACCTTATCGTTACGATTAAAGTCGAGTGGATGCAAGCCACTTAACGCAGCACTAGAAGCACCTAAACGGTTGACGCGTTGTTCTGTTGCATTGATGCGGTTGTTAATTTCACCGGCCATATTATAGGTACGTTGTTCAAGTGCAGTAATGCGGCCTTCGTGGTTAGCAGAGGTGCCTTGAAGTGTGCCAATATCAGCCGTATTAGTACGCACCTTTGCACCGATGGTGTTGATTTCATCGTAAGCTGCATACAACTGGGAGCCGTTAACAGCATCCAAGCTGTCAGCCTCAACACGCCCTGCACTCACGTTTTGAAGTTGTCTATTATACTGAGCCACGCCACCTGCACCCGTGCGAGCTTTGGAACCGAAGGATACGACGGCGCCAGGTTGTTCGCCGGCGAAGATGTGACGTGTTCCGTTAAGGTCTACACCGTCAACGCCTACCGCATCATCGGTCACCGAGTTGGTGCCGATAGCAACGGCGTTTGCACGATCTGCAATTGTATTATTGCCGAAGGCAACGGCATCAGTTGCTAATGATTTGGCATGCGTGCCGAACACCAACGCGCCCTGACCATTTGCCCCTGAGTTTGAACCAAATACTAACTGTTCCTTTTGGGGACCAATTTTGTTGTTGTAGCCTACTACGGCGGACTGGCCACCTGCTACTGTGCCATTATTGGCCCCAACTGCGACGGAGTTTTCTCCAGTTACGTTGTTGGACCGGCCAAAGGCCACACTAGACTCACCAGATACGAACGCGCCATTACCGATAGCGACGCTATCGTAACTGGAAACCCGGGCTTGATTGCCGATAGCGATGGTGTACTCCACTAGGCTTTCAGCGTGAGAGCCGAAGGCAAAGGAGTTACGGCCGGATGCTTTTGCATCGTTACCACCGGCGAAACCATTTTCGCCGGAAACCGTATTATTCGTACCAAAGGCGATACCGTTTGGAGCAGATACTGTATTTTGAGTGCCCGCGATAAAGGCGGATGTAGCGTTTGTAGTCGTTGTATTATTCGTACCAATCACTAGGCTTGCATCACCATTAGCGGTGCCGTTAGGGCCTAAGTTACTACCCTGTGCTTGTGCTTGTGCGAATACGTTAACCGCTAGCGCGGAGATTGCGAGCGTGGATACAATTACTTTCTTGTTCATAGTTCAAATACCTCGTATAATATAAGTGTCAAATTATTTTGATGTGGCCGTGTCAGTAGTTCCAGTACTGATGCGGTCATTTTCTTTTGGGCGTTTAAGAATATCGAAGTCAGAAGGACTGCCGATATCAACTTGTGCGTGTGCCCAGGTGTCATAGTCAAAGCCAAATTTCTTAAGCTCGACTACTGCTTGCTTCCCTGAAGCGGAACGATCGATAATAGCGTTTAACGCATTACGTGCTGACTTCAACTTACGAATCTCAAGTTCGTAAGGCTTGGCCACTTCGAGGACTGCGCGCCACTTTTGGCCCTTCTCGGAGTTAACATCGAGATTGTCATACCACCATTCGTGGAGCGGTTTGCACATACGCTTGATGAAGTTATCCACATCAGGTACTAGCTTATTAGCTAGTGTGCCATAGCCAAGCTCTTCCAAACCTTGGGCGCCTTTCCGTGCCTCACGTAATCCATTAATGACTTTGTGGAACGATTCAGCAGCTGCTACACGTCCGTCAGCTTCAAGGCTAAGGTAGTGTGATTCGAGCGCTACGCTTTCCGCTTCTGTTTGTTCCAAGAGCCGAGCGTTGTACAGACTTCTGACAAAGGTCCGTACGTTGTTCTTTGTAGGGTTCTGCATAGGAACCTCCTTTCTGCTAAATTGCAACATATACTACTGGGCTCCGTACCAATTGGCCATCATTGCCCATGTGAGGGATACCTCACTTAATACTGGCTAAAGTCAAATAATAACCCGATATCGATACTTAACTTATCCGCCAAGATAACCGCCTTCCTAAAGGACATCGACTTATTAGTGCCCTTGAGATGGTTGTACAGGGTTGCATAGTGCATCCCGCACATCTCAGCGACGTCTTGAATGGACAAGCCCTTATCAGCTAGCACCTTACGGAACACTGCTGGCTTCATGCGGTAACCAAATCGATTGCCCCAGGTCTTTTGTTGAATCGAGCACTGGTCGAATAAGAAGTCGATTCGTTGGCCGAGACCTTTCGCTACTAACCTGGCCGTGCATATTCGCACGGGTTGATACTGCGATATCTTAACCAAGGTCGTGGAACTGACCCCAATGACTTCGCCGAAACTGCATAGCCCATATGGAGTGTTCTCGTAAATCAGTTTCTTAAGGTCAAAACTGGACTTTAACCGCATCATCGGGATGATTGGTTTCCGTCTCATCGTTGTCTCCGTTTAAGTTTTAGGATTGTTTGACCTTGCTCGGCCACAATCCATAGAGCTACCCCCAAGGCGCATTGGACGAAATACTGAGTAAAGCCTATACGGTCAATCTCGAGGCTACCAACGGAGCCCATAAGGATTAATCCGGCTACTAATTTAAGAAATGCATGCATGATTAAATGCCTCCTTGATGTATTCTTCACTTCTCCCTGTTCGAGCCAGGTATGTCTCGAAACCGAACCTGTCAATGACGAAGGTTCGTTTCTTACCTTTGCCATAACAATAGGCGAAGGCTTTGTAATGGTTGTTAGCGATGCCCTCTCTAACCGCTGTAAGGGTTAGGCCTAAAACGCTAGCCATTTGTTTTACGGTAATGGTTGGGTTCATAATACCTTTAACATGATTACAAAGTAGATAATCATAACGGTTAACGTTACAAAGGACAACAATCCAAGGATTCGGTTGAACCAGAGGTCAATCTTAGCGGTCCTTTGAACCTGTTGGACATATAAGTTTTCGATGATGATACGATCATCTTTTTCATTGTTCATAGTTACCTCCTGTATTGGTTAGAATCTTAACATTCCGTAACGGTTTAACCGTAATACATTATAAAAAAATAATGTCATCATATGCCACATTGAACACCTCTTGAATCTTCTTAATATGTGGCACATCCGGAAATGAGCGCTTACGCTCCCAGTTCCCCCAGGTGTCAACTGATACGCCAACATGCATTGCCGCTGTTACCTGGGACCAATTTCTTGATGCCCTCAACATCTTCAGCGTGTACTTCATGGGCTACCTCCTTTCTGATGTGTAGTTCCTGTTTACAGTTATCATTGTAGTACGGATAAACCGTAATGTCCATAAATTAATCATAAAATATTGTAAAATTTCCGTAAAATATTGATTTTTTTACGTAAATACCGTAATATATAGGTATATTAATGATATTAATTTGAGAGGATTTCAACATGAGTGATTTAGGTAATAAGGCTATTATGGCTGAAAATATCCAACGCTTAATGGATAGTCGAGGCATAGACCGCAATAAAATCTGTGCTGACTTGGGCTTTAAATACACGACCTTTACAGATTGGGTTAAAGGTAACACCTATCCTAGAATTGATAAAATAGAGATGATGGCGAATTATTTTGGGGTGCCTAAATCTCAATTAGTAGAAAAATATGACGGAGACGGATATTATTCCGATGCGGAAGCAGCAGAATTTGCGGAGTACCTACGTACACGTCCAGGTGCGCGCATGCTCTTTTCCGCCGCAAAAGATATTACTAAAGAGGAGATGGAAGAAACAGTTAAATACATAGAGTTCTTAAAATCTAAACATAAGTAATACACACAAGGGAGAGTGGTAGTATTGGTTATTAACCTTATCTATT